TAGCCATTGTTATATGCTTAATACTGATTACTTCGGTATGTGTGTTCACAAAGATGCTGATCTTGAAATTATGGACGAACAACGTCCTATAAATCAAGATGGTGTGGTTGTCCCTATACTTTGGATGGGTAACATGACGTTATCTAACCGTTCACAGCAAGGTGTCATAGTCGAGTGATTTCAGTACTTTAGGTTGATATTATATGGGGAATGTAACATAATCTAACTTCGCAAATAAGGAGTTATGTTATGACAGCAAGAGGTTTAACTGCAAAAGATCGGATTGGACAAAGAGTAGGAAGATTAATTGTGTTAGAGAGAGCAGAAAACAAGATCGAAGGAAACAACGTTACAAGGGCTTGTTGGCTGTGTAAGTGTGATTGTGGTAACCAGCTTGTCATTACAGGCCATTCACTTAGTAAGGCTATAAACGGTAAAGGTGGAACTAGATCATGTGGATGTTTGGCAAAGGAAAAACCCATTAAACATGGAATGCATAATACGAGTATTTACAATATTTGGGCGCAGATGATCCAAAGATGTTCAAATCCAAAAAATACTCATTATGCAAGCTATGGCGGAAGAGGTATTAAAGTTTGTGACAAATGGAAAGACTTTAGTAACTTTTACGCAGATATGGGCAAAAGGCCCCCATCCAAAACTCTTGACAGAAAAGATAATTCACTCGGATATTCTAAATCGAACTGCCGATGGGCAACGATGAAAGAGCAAGGAAATAATAGGCGTACAAACCTACTAATTTCATTTAATGGTAAGAAAAAAACATTATCTCAATGGGCTGATGTTGTTAATCTTTCTTATACTTGCTTAGGAAATCGATTGCGTAGAGGCTGGTCAGTAGAAAAGGCGCTTTCAACCCCAACGCTAAAAATTAAGGAGTTAAAATTATGAGTTCGTTTATTATTACGGATGAAGTAGCTGGTTCTCAAGCAGTTGATGAAAATTCCACTACACAAAAACACCCATTAGGTACGATTGTTCGCGCTACAGATACAGCGACAACGGCCTATGGTACAGGTGAGTTTATTTACTTGCAGGGATTGGCTTCAACAGCAGTCGGTGAGTGGGTAACTTATAATTCTGATGATTGGTCTAGCACCTTGTTAGCAGCTAATGCAATTGGTCCGGTAGCTTTGGCTATGTCGGCATGTGTTGCAAGCGAGTATGGATGGTATCAAGTCAGTGGTAAAGGTGTTGGCTTAGTTGCCGCTTCTTTTGCTGACAATGGTAACTGCTATGCCACTGCTACTGCTGGAACAGCAGATGATGCAGTGGTTGCTGGTGATCTTGTTAAGAACTGTAAAGGTGCGTCTGCTATAGACACTCCAGCAACAGGACAAGCTGAGATCGAGCTATCGCGACCGTTCATGGACGATGGGCTGACGGCGTGATGTGAGTATATCCTCTTTGCTGCATATCATCATTATATAGAATATAATATTCTTAATGAAGGTGATATATGCAAAGTAACGACTTACAAGGTAAAAGATTCTATCGGCTCTCTGTTATTCAGAGGGCTGATAGCATTAAAGGCAGAACAGCATGGTTATGTAAATGTGATTGCGGTAATGAAAAAGTTGTCCAGACTAAGCATTTGGATATAGCTGATATTTTTGACGTATCTCAAACAACAATTTCCAGAGTAATTTGAAATGAAACTTGGAAATCATAATTAGGAGGTTTTATGGCTACTCCACAAGCAATTCAATTAGCTGCAGATGCGGCAAATACAATGAATATTGTTCGCATACAGCAAAGTATGAGTATTGATGCAACATATGATGCTCATTTCACAGTAGGTATCACCGCACCTTATGCGGGGTACTCAAGATGGTGCCAAACAACAAAAGCTGATAGTGCTGCAGATCAAGCAGTTGAATTATTAGCTGCATTAATTGTTGATGCTCCAAGTACATAATAAAATTAATTATTAATCCAGACAGGAGAAATAAATGTTAGGTGATATCGATAGAGAAGATCGTCCGGCTTATGTCAGATTCGAGCGGCGACCAATAGAAGATGCTGCTGCAACATTAAAGGCTGGTAGATCAGTTTGTAAGGATGTTGATTATGCATTGGTTACACCACCTTATTCAAAAGACTGTGTTGAGTATAAAGTTACAACATGGTTAGCTAATATGGATCAAAATATCCGTAGAAAACGCATACCTTCTGAATGGGCAAAGCAGTGGAAGGAACAGTATAAGCAATGGCAGGAAGGAAATGAAGCTCCTGTAAATGGTACTGATATTAAAAATTGGAGTGTTTTATCTCCAGCGCAAGTGAAGAATTTGTTATCTGCAGGATGTAGAACTGTTGAAGATTTAGCTCAAGCAAATGATCAAGCTATTAGATCAATTGGCATGGGAGCTAATGATCTTAAGCGTAAAGCTGTTACATATTTACAAGCCGCAACAGATCACGGTCCGGTCGTTATGCAAAATGCTAAGTTAGAGCGCGAAAATGCAGAATTAAAAGGCACTATCGACTCAATGAAAGCGCAGCTAGAAATTTTGTCAGGTCAAGTTCATGCATTAGGAAATGCCAAATTTGAAGTAAATGAAGAGCCTGTTGAGCAAGGAATTACTGCAAGTGATATTCTTGAAGATATTCCAGCAAAACCCGAAATTGATTCTGATCTTATCGCTGCAAGGGAATTATATTTAGAAAAATTTGGCAAAAAAGCACATCCTTTTGCAAAGCTTGAAACGATTATGAAGGCTATTGAAAAATGACATTGCTTGCGGTTGTTCAAAAATTCTGTAAACGAACTAATATATCCTCTCCTACAACGGTATATGGCTCTACTGACCCGCAAATAATTCAAATCATGTCATTACTCGAAGAAGAGGGAAACGACTTGTCAGGGGAAACGACTTGTCAGGGCGCGGAGATTGGCAGGAATTGACTAATGAGGCGACTCACACAACCGTAGCAACTGAAAGCCAGGGGGCAATTAAGACAATTGCCTCTAATGGCTTTAGGTATATTAAAAATAACACTATGTGGGATCGTGATTTACAATGGCCGATTAGAGTTATTAACGATGGTGATTGGCAAGCAACTAAAGCATTCGCAATCAATGGTCCACGTTATCACGTTAGAATTAGAGGTGGAAACTTACTATCTAATCCAGTTCCTACTGCTGGCTTAACCTGGGCTTTTGAATATGTTTCATGGAACTGGATAACAGACTCAAGTGATGCAAATCCAGATTTATATTTTTCCGCTGATACAGATAAAATTTTACTTCCTGAACCAATAGTGATGATGGGATTACGCTGGAGATGGAAGAAAGAAAAAGGTCTAGATTATGAGGAAGATTTTGATTCTTATGAAGCAATGGTCTTAGATGCTTTAGGAAGAGAAGGAATAAAACCTAATCTGAATATGGGCGCGAATAATACCCCTCAAGCGATCACTAGTCATGGTACTTGGCCTTTATGAGAAAATCATCATCTAGAAAGCCAGGGCAAGCTAGAAAAGCTGATGTAATTAGTGTTCCTGCGCCAACTGGTGGTTGGAATTCTAGAGATACATTGAGCAGTATGAAGCCTCATGACGCTGTAAAATTGGTCAATATATTTCCTAATACTACGGATTGTGTTCTTAGGGGTGGAAATGTCGCCCATGGAACTGGAATAACCGGATTAGTTGAGACTCTTGCTGTCTATAATCGACCTAACGGAACGAACGTCTTATTTGCAGTAGATGATAACGATATTTGGGATGTTACCTCTGCTGGGGCAGCTAGCGCCCAATCAGCTACAGTAACAAATGGCCGCTTTCAGTATTTAAACTTTGGAGATGGCACTAATAATTATTTAATGATGTTCAATGGCGTAGATTCCCCTCTCTATTTCAATGGTTCAGCGTGGATATCAATAACAGGTGCATCTACTCCTGCATTAACTGGATTAACGACTACAAGTATTATTTCAGCAAATGAGCATAAAGGTAGATTGCATTTTATTGAGAAAGATTCTTTATCTTGAAGGTGAAGTAATTGTTTATCAAGGTACAGATCCTTCAACTGCTGCAGATTGGGTATTAATTGGCGTTTTCCAGTTAGGTAAGCCATTAGGAAGAAGAAGTTTCAATAAGCATGGTGGTGAATTATATATAATTACTCAATCAGGCGTTTATCCTCTTTCAAGAGTGCTAAATACTCAAGAATTATCAAATGAAATAGCCACAACGCATAAAATAGAGAAATCATTTACAGCGGCAGCGGCGAGTTATGGTGATAACTTTGGATGGGAAGCAAAAACATACTATTTAAAATCAGCTATGATTTTTAACATTCCTATTGCTGAAAATGGCGAACATGAACAATATGTAATGAATATCATTAGCGGTAGCTGGTGTAAATTTGACTCATGGGATGCTGAATGTTTCGCTGTTTTCAATGATGAACTATACTATGGTGGAAGCACAATTGTGCAAAAAGCTTGGACGGGAACTGATGATACAGGTTCGGATATTGTTGGTGTAGGTAAGACAGCTTTTAATTACTTTGGCATCTCCTTAGAGAAGAAAGTAAACCTATTCAGACCGCTACTTCAGGTTAATGGAAGCATTACATATTTAACAGGTTTTGATATAGATTACAGTGATAATGAAATAACTGGTGAGTCTACTTACAGTGTTACAAGTCAGGCTATATGGGACACAGCAACATGGGATTCTGATTATTGGACTTCTGGCTTACAGGTATCTAATCAATGGGCTTCACCACAACCAAATGTTGGTTATGCAATATCAGGAAGTATAAAAATAAACACTTCAAGTTTAGAGGTTCATTGGGTTTCTAATGATTATCTATTTGAGACAGGCGGCGTATTATAATGGGTTTTATTTCTAAGTTAAAAGATAAGGCAGTAGGTGGCGTTACTGGGGCGTTGCTTGGTCCTGTTGGCGGTGCTGTTGGTGCAGTGGTTGGGCAAACAGGAATAGATAAAGGCCTTGCTAATTTAGGAATAACAAGTGAACCGCCTCCAACGCCTGATTATAAATCTGCAGCAGAAGCAACTGCAGCGGGAAATCTTGCTTTAGCCGAACAAGTCACAGCATCCAATCGTCCTGATGAGTATACTCCAGAAGGATCTAAAACATGGTCTCAAGATCCAGAAACAGGAAAATGGACATCTACTGTTTCGTTAAATGAGCCCCAACAAGAAATTTTCGATGCTAATACTGACTTTCTAAAAAGCATTAGTGGAATTAGAGATACTGCACTTGAGGGGGCTAAAGGTACATTAGAAACTCCATTTAGTATTTCAAGTGATGTGCCATCATATTCTGGACCAACAAGTGACATGCCTTCACTTGGAAAAACTGCAGAAGATGACATACCAAGTTATGCGCCTACTAGCGTCACTATACCTACGTTCGCGCAAGATATTACTTCTACTCCTAGCTATTCTCCTGCAACAGGGGAAATTCCTAGCGTCGATATAACTTCTGGACTTGGTCAATTTAGTGATTATTCTGGCCCTACTGGAAATATGCCTACGCTTTCTGCGCCAAATCAAAATATGCCAAGTTTTGAAAAACCTCAAGGTAATATTCCAACTTTTTCTAGTCCTGAAGGTGGTGTTCCAACTTATGGTGGATTAGAGGGAGATATCCCTCAATATGACGATATAAAAACAAATGTTCGAGATTCATTATTGGCTAGAGTTGAAGCCGATTCTAAAAGGGATCGAGAGCAAAGGCACGCACAGTTAATTTCTCAAGGAATACCGCCTGGAAGTGAAGCATATATTGATGAAATGACACAGTTCGATCGTCAATTAACAGATGCTAGACAGCAGGCAGAAGTTACTTCTTCTCAAATAGCATCTACTGAATATCAAAATAGATTATCAGGAAGAAAGCAACAACAATCTGAAGTTGGCACTGAGTTTGATAAGTCAGTTATTTCTAGGCAATTAACATCTGGCGAAGGAAAAGATCAATTTATTGCAGATATGCAGAGTCGAGGCATGTCCTTTGATGAGGCAGCTAAAGAATATGACGTTCAAATTCAACAACGTGAAATATTATTTAATGAAGGTAAAGATGTTTTTCTTTCAGAAATGCAAAAACGCGGAATGTCACTGGATGAATCCACAGTAGAATATAACGCGCAATTACAAAAACGTGGAACATTAAGTCAAGAAAATATACAACAGTTTCAAGGTGATCTTTCAGAATATGGAATGAAGTCTGAACAAGCTCAAAAATTATTTGATAACAGTGTTACTGAGTTTGGAATTGATAGCGCAAAAGCAAAAGATAAATTTGCTGGTGATATTCAATCATATTCCCTTAATCGAGAAAAAGCTTTAGATTCATTTGCAGCAAATTTACAAAAATATGGCATTGAAAGAGCTGAAGTATTAGATTTATTTAGTAGTGAAATGCAAACTCGCGGACTGGAGACAGAAGAAGAAACAATAAGATTTAATGCGGCAATGCAAACTCATGATCAAACGATTAAAGATCAAATATTAAGTCGGTCAATTCCTTTAAATGAGTTACAAGCATTATCAGGTGGCCAAACAGTAAATATGCCAAATGTTTCACCT